GCAGAGCTCACATCACAGTACAACTACTCTAACTTCACCTACAACTTAAACTAATATGAAGAAGCTAATAACGTTAGTAGTACTACTCTCCCTCCTAAGCTCCTGTGCAGTAGAGTTCGGAGCAAGGCTAGGAGGGTACAAAGCCCCAAGACATCTAAGATGTGTAGTGGGAGGAGTAAATTATTGGAGGAAGTAAAGTTGCTAGATATGAAAGAAGGTTGTATCTTTAGGCCATCAATCAAATCAAAACAAATACTATGCAACAAGCACATTGGTACAAGACTCAAGAAGCAGACTACTGCACCCTATCAGGATTTAAGAACCTAACTAGGAACCTAGCCAAGAGAAAAGGCTACCTAGGACTATTCTCTGAGGCAATAACCAAGATCTCATGGGATAAAGGGTTCAAAGGCTCTAAAGCACGTAGGAAGGCTCACATTAAGAGATTAATGGATAAGAGAGCTAGGACCGAGGCTAGGAGAGAGAGGAGAGGGTTGGCTTCCTAAAAAAAAAGTTGGCTCGCGTGCCTTCACTTGCGAGCAGGTGAGGGCAGGCGTACCCAAGTACGGTCAAGTGAGAGCAGCATGAACCCAACGTGATTACAGCTGATCCCGCGATATTGGCGTAAACGTGTGACGGTGATTCTTGTTTCATTCTCCCGGCAAATTTTCATAAACATTAAAATATATATCAATTATGTTAATATTAGTATTAAAATTAGTTCTATCGTTTGTAGTAGGATTTATGATTGGATATCAAATTAGGATTAAATTTTTGTGATCAAGAAAGTAAAAACCTTGATAACTCCGTAAGAAAAAATTTTGCAGGTAGCAAGGGTATATACTATTATTTATAATAAAAAATATAATATGAAGTGGTTTCCAAAAATTGGTGGATGGATTTTAGTAACGTGTGGTGTGCTAAATGTAGTTACTATTAATATACCTGTTGGTATGTTGTTGATTGTATTAGGTGTAACACTACTACTCGAAGATCAAATTAAAAAAATAGACAATTAAAACAAATAAGTTATGACAAAGTTATTTAACAAGTTACCGACCTGGCTTTTAGCTCTTATGTTTCTTATTGGAATATCCCTAGCAACTGCGTTGCTTACGTTTATACTAATAGCAGTACCTACAAAGATACTTTTACCTGCAATGTTTCTTGTGTTTGCGTACGCATGTATATTTTTTGCAATCAAAGAACTAAGAGATTAAGTGATGAGGAAGATAACCGAAGAAGAAGCAGTGTTCTATCAACCGTTAAGCTTTGAAGATCCGCTAATGTGTAAAAAGGCGGTCGCCTACACGGCTACTGTTATGAATGATCTACCCCCAGTGTCTCTCTACGGGACGTTGTGGGAGAATATAACATACTACGCTGATCCTAATGCTAATTATTCTGTGTCTCCCCTGGAAATAATGTTAAATGAATGGAATACACACAAGAGTGATTTAAACGAAAATTTACCCGCTTAAAATCTATTTATAACCATGTATAAGAAGAAAGTAAAGGAAGATATGGTAGCTGGGTTTTATAACCCGGATCGAAGTCTATCGTTTGTGGATATGATAGTGGCGGAGTTAGAGGCTAGGATGCAAAAAGGACAGTTATCACCCGTGATATACAACAAGGGTGTCGATTTAGCTAGGAAGGTAGGTGGTCAATTAACCAGTATATACTCGGGAAGGCCTCGCGGACTCCTGACCGCTGTGAACTTTATTATTAACAAATGCCGCTAGACTATTTATTAGTATGAAAAAACAATACCTAAACGAAGTTAAGCAACTTCAAAAGATAGCAGGTCTTTTAAAAGAAGACGACTATAGTGATGATGATAATGATTCTGAAGAAAGTTCTGACAGTGAATCTGAGGATACAGATGCGATGGGTGGTATTAACGAGAAAAGCATAGACCCTAACAAAAGAAAGGTTTATATAAAAGCTGCTATTGAAATGGCTCAATCCTATGCTAAGAGAGGTTATACTCAAGACGAAGCTGTTAAAGATGCTGCACAAGGTATTAAGAATGTATACGGATATGAATTAACAGACGTTGATAGACAAGCAGTAAAGCACTTTGTACCTGTACACGGTAACTTTAAATAGAAGTTGACTATTTATTAGCATAAAAATTTAAAATGAAGAATAAACAATACCTAAACGAAGTTAAGCAACTCCAAAAAATAGCTGGTCTTTTAAAAGAAGGCCATGATATGGAAGAAGAAAGCATGGGAGTTGATCAAGATAAAATTAACAACGATGTTAAGCAGCTCATAGTAATGTCGATTCGCCACTTTAATGGACTTGCAAAACAAGGAGATCTTACATCTGATGACTTTGCAAATGGTAATCTTCTTGGTTACATGGAGTCGTTTGACGACAGTGCGGATGATGACTTTGACTTAACTCCAGAAGAATCATCAGCTTTTAGTAGTGTTTGGCAAAACGTTATGAAAAAAGCAAAAGCTGAAGCAGCTGCGGGTGGACTTAATACATTAAAAGATTATGTAAGTTTTCTTAATAAAGAAGCTGCTGGATTAGGAGAATCTAAAAGTGACAATTTAAACGAATGGGATCCTGATAAAGATTGGGATGAAACCGACGACGAAGAAGAAGATGACGATAACGGTATGCCAAGTGATGAAGAATTATGGGGTACATCTCGCTCTAAGAGAAGATAGTTGAATCTAATTATACATTGTAAGCCCTCCTACATGGAGGGTTTGCTATTTATATACGTATGATCAAGCTGATTGATATTTTAAAAGAGATAAAGGAAGGGGCAAAAGTTACCTTTGATGATGCCGGCAACGCTAGCAAAATTGAGATAGCTTATAAGCCTATTGACGGCGAACAGTTGAATACATATAGTGGAGTTACTACGACGAATAGTTATAAGGTCTATTATAGCCTAGAATCAGCTCCAGATCAAACTAATATTAAAAAAGCTGAAGATTCTTTGAAATACGATTCTGATTTAATTAAACCAGCCGACTTAAAAGATTTATTGAAAAATACACTACGCACAAGTATACCTAAAGTTGATTATATTGGTTATTTGGAATCTAAAGGGGGTTTAAATAAAATACTAATTGGTACAGTAAAAGAGCTTTATGGTGTATCTGAAGAGAATGTTGTAGAGGTTAAAAAAGTAGAGTATACTAATATAGATGATGCAGTTGATTGGGAATCCTTTAAAAAATTAACAGACCCTATTAAAAAAGAAGTTATTAGGTTTTTATATAAGACAGCAGAGGAAAAGCCTCCTTACAAAATTAAAAAGTCAAGTGGAAGAGAAGGCGGTGGTACACAATCTATTATAATAAGACAGCTACATTCTAAATATGACTTAGGTTTAAACCCTAATCTTAAGAATAAATCCTTACCTCCAATTTACGATGTATTAGTTAAGTGTATAACGCAAGGTAAGACTTTACTTATAGTAGATGATAATATACATGCTGGAATAGATTTTTATAAGATATTTCAAAATGTAGAAGAGCTTGTTAATAAATTAAAAGAAGCTAATGCAGCACCTACTGCTGATGAAGAAGGAGTTGATGAAAAGTTAGCTGCTTGGAAAGCAAATCTAAAAGCTAAAAAATCAGCTCATATACAAGGTGAAATTCAAAAATTAGAGGGTATTCAAAAAATGCGTAGAGAAAGAGTTACTATAATGAATAATGGCTTAAATGGAAGTAATGAGCGTATATTTGGATATGTATTATATAATTTAGATCCTAAAGACGTTAAAAGATAAAAATGTATCGCTTGATAATAGAACATATAATCCGTCAGATTCTTCAAGAAGAAGAATTTACAAATTTACAAACCACCTCTTTTCGTGATCGTCCAACTAGAATTGAAACTTTTATTAATAAGCTAAAGACTAACTCTGAATTTACTCTACGAAATGGAAACACTGTTAGTTTCAAGGATGCTAAGATTACAAAGAAAAATCCAGTTGTAGATCCAGAAAATGAAGAAAAGGAACCTCAAAAAGAATTTACTTTTTTAGATAGTAGTGATAAGTTTGCTAAGGAATTAAATGAATTAGAACCTGGTGATAGATTATCGTTGACAGGTAGTGATGAAAAGACTTATAAAGTAAGTGATTTAGCAAAAACACAGGAACTTGGGGGTAAGGGTACGGGAATTGAACAACCTGGTGAAAAATCAGAAAATATTCAATTACAAACTTTAAATGCAGGACTCAAAGGTGGTCCGTTTGATATTGAAGTAATCGACTATAAAGGTAAACCACATATATTAAAGGGAATTAAAGAAGCTATTCCAATTAAAGGACAACATAAAGCTGACATAGCTCTTGTTAGAATTGACGGTAGTCGTGTTTATATTCAGCTTAAACAAATAAAACATCGTCAGCTTGAAGGATTAGTTAGATCTAATTTTGCTAAAGATACAGAGGGTAAAAAATTAATTATAGCTTTTGCACAAAATGTAAAAGAGGAGTTGAAAAAAGGAAGACTTAAAGAACCGTACGTAAAACCAATAAAAAATAAAAGGTTACAAAGGTTAGCAGTATATGGCACTGATAGTGGTAAAATGTTGGAAGATGAAAGTACAGTGGCTATGTATTGCATTGGAAATGCAAAACTTACAGATGATAAAGAAGGAGTTAAAAAACTAACAGCCGATACTATCTACTTCTATCCCGATGTTCCAACAGATAATCCTCCAGTACTAGCAGCTATTGATAAGGGAGGTAGATTCCAAAAAATGCCTAGTAAAGAAAAGACAGAAGAAAGACTTGCTGATGTGCGGTTGGGGGTATACTTTAAAAATTCGGTTCCTAATCACTAACTATTTATAAACATGATTAAGCTAATTGACCTCATAGAAAATGATACTACTCCAGGAGGGAAAAAGAAGATGCAAAATTTTCTTTACCGTGGTTCTAAAGATCAAATAGCACAAGCTCAGACAGCAAATACAGATAATATTTTAGATCCTAACCATAATAGCTTTAACGTAGTGGGTAGTAAACCTGGTACAATTGAAGGAAAAGGACCACTAGATACTTCTGATCATCCTGAAGATAGTAACCCTTCTCGTGCCTTTAATTTAGGGTATCCTTGGGATTTTCAAGATCCTAGTGGTATATTTGAAGATGAAGAAGGTCCTTTTCAAAAAATAAGAGGAATTTTAATAGGTAGAGAATTTCAAACTATGGATGATATTGCTAAAATGGCTTCAAGATTAAGACAAGCAGGTATCACTCAAAGCGACATTGAAGCTTTTATAATAAATTATATAATATGACGACTTTCAATATGAAACAATGGCTTATGGAAAATAAGCAAGGAATGTACTCCAAGACTCTTTTAAGTGAAATGAATCCTAATGATATGGGACAAGCACAACAAAGTGCTGACCAAGAAATGGAAACTCAAGAAACTGATGATAGTGATGATTTGCAAAATCAACAAATGGATGTAAGTGAAGAATCTGTAGGTTGGGTTGATAAAGTTGCTCCTGCTGATTCTAAATTAAGTGAATATTTAGAGAAGTTAAAAAATCATGATTGGTATTATATGATGTCTGATGACAATAGAGTTTATGAAAAAGGAGAGCAAGAAAAAAATAATTTAAAACAATTATATTCCCAATTAACACCGGACGAAAAACAAACCGCTTTAGACGCCTTTAAAGAGCAGTATACGTACATTTACAATCCAAAGCATTACCCTAATGCTGAGCAAAATATCAAGTACTTAACTACTGATACTTTTAAGGGTTGTATCTAAAAAGTTGGAAACGTGAAAAATTTCTTGTAACTTATTTATATAATAATTAATTATACCTTTTAAATAAAAAAAAGCAAAAAGAAAAGAAAGTAAAAAAAGGTAAAAATAAAAAAGCATGAAAAAAATAAAGGTTGTACGGCTAGGTGGTTGCCATTGGTGTGAATCTTTAACATCGCAACTTAATGAATTAGAAATTCAATATGAAAGTATTGATGCTGATGAGAATGGAAGCTTAGCTGATAGTTTAGAAGACTTACTTAATACTAATTACTATCCTATTGTAATTATTGAAACTCCTACGATCTTTTACTATCTTTACCGACCGTCTGATGCTAAGGATGCTGGATATACTACCTTAAATAATAAAGCTACTAAAATTGGATGCCTGACTTTGTCAGCTTTCGTTACACAAATTAAACAGTTAATATGAACAACAAACCCTTAATTATCGACAAAATTGAAAATCTCGATAATAACATGAACACTCTTAGAACTATTGTTATGCAACAAGGAAGTACTAGAGAACAATTTGAACATTGGTATGATATGATGAAGTATAGAATTGACGAGATTCGTACTCTAATCAATAGAGAGCAGGGATAATAATAAAGTTGCTTTTCGTTTTAAAATGTAGTATGTTATAATTAAAACACATTCTATATGTTATCAGCGGAAAAAATACAAAGCAATTTAGAGCAGTTCTATTCTAATATAGATCTTTATATTGCCGAACCTCGCAGAACTCAATTACTAGACCTTTACAAGGGTCAGGAAGAAGTATTGGCCTTAGCTCCAGCCTCTTCTAAAGCATCCTTTCACAACTCTTTTCCTGGTGGTTTTGTTGACCACATTAACCGAGTAGTAGCCGCTTCTTTAGCGGTTAGTGCTGTTTGGCTAGAGTTTGGTGCAGATACAGCTACTTTTACTAGAGAAGAATTAGTATTTTCAGCAATTAACCACGACTTAGGTAAGTTAGGTTTATTTGGTAAACCACGTTATATTCCTAATGATTCAGAGTGGCATGTGAAAAATCAAGGTGCTAATTACAAGCCTAATGCAGAACTTCCTTTTCTACCTGTCCAAGACAATTCACTATTTATACTTCAATCAGCAGGCATTCCACTTTCAGTAAATGAATATATTGCAATTAAAATTCACGATGGACTTTATGATGATGGTAATAAAGCTTACCTTATATCAAGTCAAAACGAGTCTAAGTTAAGATCATCTCTAGCTCTTATTTTACATCAAGCAGATATGCTAGCTTCGAGAGTAGAATGGGAAAAAGAATGGTTAGATAAAGTAGGTGTTGCAAAACCTAAAGAAGTAAAACCTACAACTCCTGGACAATTTAAACAGAGTGCAGATGCTAAAAAGTTGCAAAGTATTGGCAAAGGTAACCCTGGTTTATTAAACGCATTAAAAGGATTATAATATGATATTTGGAATTATTACACTTATTTTATGGGTACTAACAGTAATAGGTTGGATTATCTATAATCTATACACTAAGAATATTAAATTAGAGCAGACAGTTATTGCTCAATCAACCTTTATAGCAGGTTTACAGTCCATGATTTATGAATCAGATAAAGCTTTAAAAAACCTCGATGATAAAATCTGGATGGAAAGTGATAAAGAACTTGAAACAGTATTTCAGAATTTAAAAGCAGTACAGGAAGGACTAAACCAATATAACAGACGATGATAGTAGAAGATATTTTTAAACCAGAAGAAGTAGAGGTTACACTTACAAAGGACGGAAAAGTTAGAAAAAGAAGGCCAAAAAAATCGATAGATTATTTTACTTTAGATACTCAACAAGCGATTATAGATTATAGATTAGAGACTAGTCAAGCTATAAGAAATAAGATATTTAATGAAAAAATCTACTACGCTTTTTTTAAACTAGCTGAAAATATTATTCACACTTTTAAGTTTTACCATACTGAAGTAGATAATATAAACGAACTAAAGCATGAGGTAATAGCGTTTTTACTAGAGAAATTACATCTATACGATCAAACTAAGGGAAAAGCTTATTCTTACTTTGGAACTATTGCTAAGAGGTATTTAATCGTTTATAATAATAATAACTATAAAAGACTGAAAGGAAAAGCTCCTGTAAGTGATGTAGACGAAGATAAAACACTTTTAAATGAATTACTTCTTAATCAGAAAGATGAGTTAGAAGAGTTAAATTTTATTGATCTTTTTATTAAAGAGATAGACGATAATCTACTAGATATCTTTCCAAAACCACAAGATGCAAGAGTTGGAGATGCTATTTTAGAGTTATTTAAAAGGAGAGAAAGTATAGATATCTTCAACAAGAAAGCCTTATTTATATACATCAAAGAGATTACAGACGCGCCAACTCCTATAATAACAAGGGTAATTAAGATTATGAAGGAGATTTATAAGGATATGTTAAACCAATATTTAGAGGAAGGTGCAGAAATCAACATTTTCAGTCGTTAGCTATTTATTTAAAATACACTTATGGATTTGGATTTTGAGTTATACGACGGTAAAAAGTATTCTGACCTTCTAAAGGATATTGTAAAGAATCACAAAGCTAAGCAGAATCAGATTAAATTATTGACCGATCAATTAGTTGATATGGTTGAAGAACCTGGTGATGCTACTATGATTGTACCCTTAATTAAAGGATATCTTGATTCTGATATTAAGAACGATGAAGCTTTGGTGAAGCTTGCACAGATTATGCAGAAAGGAGCGGTTGCTACAGCAGCTGAAAATAGCGCATTTAGCGACAACGATTTAGAAAAGTTATTTGCAGATATCCAAAAGAGTACCACTCCATTACCTGAAAAGGAAATAAAAGAACTACCTAATAGTATTTAATTATGGCTTTAGACCAGTCAATAAGTCAAATACAAGCCAACGCAGCTAAGGCTAAAAGTACTCCAGATTCTGGCTATTTAATAGCTAGAGTTACTCATTTAGTACAGGGTCCAAACTTTATGGGTACTAATATACCAGATCCTAATTATAAAAATCCCACTGATTTAGGTAATATTTTATTTCAATTGATGGGAACTACGCAGGATAGAACTTTACAAAGTGCTGGTAATGTTGTTGCAAAACCTTTTTATTCCATACTTAAACAATATCCTTTAGAAGGTGAGTTTGTTTTCATATTACCTGGTCCTAGTACAGCAATGAATGAAAGTAGAGGTCAAAAAGACTATTACTATCTTCCACCATACAACATTTGGAGTGCCAGCCACCACAATGCTTTTCCTGATCTAGGTGACTATAGCCAGTATATTAGTAATGTAAATAGATCTTATCAAGATAGTGCAGCTGTCAATCAAGGAGTAAATGCGAGTGCAACAGGTTCTTTAACGATGCCTTTAGGTCCTAATTTTCCTGAGCTAACCTATATAAAAGCCTTACAACAATTTACTGGAGATACTACAATTGAAGGTAGGTGGGGTAATTCAATTAGATTTGGGTCGACAAACGGGGGACAAGAAAAAGATGAAAATTATTGGTCTAGTGAAGGAACTGCTGGTTCACCTATTACTATTATAAGAAACGGTCAAGGAAAACAAGAAAACGATATAGCGTGGATTCCAACAGTAGAAAATATAAATGTAGATCCTAGTTCTATTTACTTAACTAATGGACAGCAACTTATAATAGATGATATAGATAATAATTTTAGCTTAGCAAGTTTAGGAGTTAATCTTGGTAGTACAATAACTACAGCTATTCCAATCCAACAACAATTAACTAGCTTTAGTAATTTATCTCCAAATGAACAAGATAACCGTATAAAAAACCTTAATAGCTAATATGTTTACTCCTCAATTTCCATATCTAGGTAACCAAGTAATCATAACATCGGGTAGGGTTGTTCATCATTCCTATGATGATTTTATATTCCTATTTGGAAAAAAAGGAGTTTCAATTTCATCTCCTGCTACTTTTACGGTAGATGCTAACGAAAGAGCAGTAATAGCTTCACCTAAAATCGAATTAGGCTATCAAGCTGAAAGTCAGGGAGAGTCCGTTTTATTAGGAGATAGTACAGTAGAGCAATTGGGTTTTTTATTAGATGCTATACAAAGTCTAAGTTCTGCATTAGCACAATTATCTGCTGAGCAACCTGAAACTGCTATAGCAGCTATTGTTCAAACAGCTACAATACTGAGTGGTACGGCACAAACTGTAAAGGCACAGCTAAGTAATTTTTGTTTATCTAATAATACCTATACTAAATAATGGCTGCAGGTAATCTAGGAAAATCATTAGAGACGTTAGTAAACAACTCTGCTAGGCAATTAGGTACCTATCAAGTAGGTATTAATAGAGTATTATGGGGTAATGGAAATACTCAACCCAAAATAACAGCTAACTACTCGCATCAAAATGGTAGCTTACAATATAGCTCATCTATTTCAGATACACCAGCTAGTCCATCAAATGGTAATATTTTAACTTCAGGTTTAATAAATGCACTCAACGTATTAAATAAAGTTAACTTATGTAACGTTATTACTTATTTAACTAGTCCAACTAATAAAGCAAAACCACCTCGTCCTCCTAAACCGTGGTCACAAGAGCAAACTATTTTTTATACTTTACAGGATGAGTGTAGTTTGGTTATTAACTATATTGACACCTACGACGCACATCAGACAACTCTTATAAACTCATTTGCTAATCTTGCAGCTAACCTTAATGCACCATCAGCACCTTCAGGTAGTTTACAACCACCAGCTGGAAGCGTTACACAACAACAAGCTGCTAATCAACAAGGTGGCTCTGACGTCTCAAACCCTGCCGCTAGTGCAGCAGCTAAGTCTGCGGGAAGTGCAGGTTCGACAGATATACAAGGAACAAATGTACAGAAATACAATATGTTCTTTCTAATACAAAGTATCTCAAGCGTTTTTACTGTGAGTAATAGTACCGGATCTTTGTTTAATTCTGACGATATACAAACGCTAAAATTAATTCCTGGTATTGGAAATAGTTTAAATATTCTGGATAATTTTTCTGCTGGTGGAAATCAATATACTAACTATAATTTAATATCAACCGCTGACTTACAAAAGCTTAAAAAAGAGATAACGCTTTTAAGAACAGCTTGTGTTACTATAAATAATTTAAGTTTTTCAAGTGGTGTCGCTTTAGCTGGAACTTTTTTACCTAACGACATTAGAAATCAAATACAGCAAATAAGTAAATATCTTGATCCAACACAAATAATACCTACTCTAAAGGAAATAAATTCAGCAATTCAATCGGCTATTCTTATAGGCAGACAGATACAAGGTATACTTAAGTTAGGACAGGTATTAATTAAACTCATACTACTTTTCAATAAAATATATAAGTTCGTAATTGCTTTTCTTACAAAGCTACCTTTACCAAATCAATTTACGACTACAGGTATAACAAATACTTTTTCACAAGCCACTCAAGCAGCAAAGGATGAATCTGATGGTTTAACTGTAACATTAAAAGCTATAAATGCTTTATTGAGCATTACCGTGACTTTCATACGTTATCTTCTTGCAAGTATGAATGAAGTACTTACAAGACTACAGACACTACTCGCAACTTTAGAAGGTTGTGATGCTGTAAAAGATTCGCCTGTTGTAGCTCAATTAAAACAAACAGTAGGAGATATACAAAGTCTGCAAGCTGATTTAGGTAGTTACATAGCAAATTACGATTTACAAACAAGCCCAACAAGCACAACTTTTCAAGGGTTTACAATAAATGTAATTCCAGAAGAGGTATCTACTGCTGTTATTTATCCACGTAGAAGAGGTATAGCACTAGATAAGTATGGCGAAATTGTAGTTCAATCAGACTTAACCTTTGCAACAGATACAAGTGTAATTATAGGAGAAGTTGAACAATTATTAGTTTCACGTGGCTTTACAAAACCATCTTCTCTATCTGCAGACGCTACAAATCAAGCAATTATAAACACTTCTTTAAATTATTTAGATATAAACGACGTATCACAAGGTGATTTAGCACTACCAGTAACATCCTTAGATGCACCAGATAATTTAGACGAAAATAGTGGATTAGGGTTAAATGCATTTGTAAATAACTTAAAAGGTGGTAGAAGATTAAGACAAAGAACGAAGGCAGCTTTAAGTGCAGCTTCACAGAATTTACAATCACAAATATCTGGTGAAAACACCTCAGCACGTCAATCAGTAAGTAATAGTGTAAATTCAGCAAGTGGTAGTAGAGGTTAAAAATACAATGTTAAAATATTTATAAACATATGGGACAGACAGATTTATTAAGAAAGCTAATCCGTGAAGAAGTTAGAGCAGTGTTTCAACAGGAACTTGCTGGTATTCTAAAAGAAGCTATCATAGCTAATAAAGGAACGCAGACTATTACGGAATCAGTTAGACCTCAACAAGTTGCACCAGCAACTTTAAACAGACAAGCACCAAAACCAATCGCACCTAAATTAGCGCCTGGTAATCCTTTAAATAGCATACTTGCTGAAACAGCGAGGTCAATGACTCCGATGGATTATGAAGGTTTAGGTGGAGCAGTAATGGATAGAGAGGTTCCAATTGTAGAATCAGTTGGCGGAATGTTAGCAAACTCTAGACCAAGCTCTAATTTTGACGCAATTGAAATTAATGCAGTTCCTGATTTTTCTGGTATTATGGCTAAAATGAAAGCAAACGGTGAAATTTAATGGCATACGGTTTAAGAAATATTAACATACTCGATCTAAAGCCTTCAACAGGAGTTGGTGTGCAGTTGCCATTTAGTACACCTGGTGTATTTCAAACGGTTTATACTACGCAAGAGCAGTTGAAGTATAACATTATTAATTTCTTACTGACAAACCCAAGAGAGAGAATTTTTAACGCTAACTTTGGTGCTGGAATAAGACAAGCTTTGTTTCAGCAAATAACGTTAGATACTTTAGATGCTTTAGAGAATCAAATAAGAACAGGAATAGCTCAATACTTTCCAAATGTATTAATTACAACTCTTACTTTTGGAGGAAATTTACAAGAAAACGAAATAACAATCCAGTTTGGATATCTAATAAATAACACTGGTCAATCAGATAATATAATAATAAACTTAAATGGCCAATAAAAACATAACATATTTAAATAAGGATTTTACATCTTTTAGAGAATCCTTAATTCAGTATGCTCAAGCCTACTATCCAACGTCCTATAATGACTTTTCTACGTCATCTCCTGGTACTATGTTTATTGAGATGGCCTCTTATGTGGGGGATGTATTATCGTTTTATTTAGATAACCAAGTACAAGAGAATTTCTTAGAGTACACTAAGCAGACAAATAATTTATATACGCTAGCTTATATGCTAGGTTATAGACCTAAAGTGACATCTGCAGCAGTAGTAGAACTTGACGTATATCAACAAATACCAGCTTCAGGGTCTAATTATGCTCCCGACTTTAATTATGCGATGGTGATTAGTGATGGTATGCAAATAAGGTCAAATGTAAATAATTCTAGTTTTTTCTATACTCCTAATATAGTAAATTTTAATTTATCCTCTTCTGTTGATCCTACCAATATATCAGTATACACCACTGTAAACGGTAATCCAAATACATACTTACTGCAAAAAACAACGCAGGCAATATCAGGACAAGTTAAGACAGTTCAACTTACTTTTGGAGCTGCACAGCAGTTTCCTATTCAAACTATACAAGATACTAATATTATTGAAATTTTAAATGTAGTTGATAGTAATGGAAACACTTGGTACGAAGTACCCTACTTAGCTCAAAACTATATATTAAAGGCTGTTTCAAACACAGCTCAAAATTATCCTGAGTTGTATCAACAAGCTAATCAGGTTCCTTACATATTAGAAAGGTTACAGGTAAATAATAGGTTCGTATCTAGATTTACTACAAGCAATACTTTAGAATTAGAGTTTGGTGCAGGTGTACAAGCTGTATCAGGATCAGTTCCTAATCCTTTTAATGTGGGTATTGGAACAGTAAATGGTATAGATCTTTTAAACACTGCATTTGATCCTACAAACTTTGTAGTGAATGATTCTTATGGAGTAGCACCGGTAAATACGGTTCTAACAGTGAGTTATTTAGTAGGAGGTGGGGCAGGAGCTAATGTTCCAACAAACCAATTAACACAGGTTGTATCAAGTAATATAACGTTTCCTAATCCAACTAATCCTATTGTACAAAATAATATTGAAACGACTTTAGCAACCAATAATAGTGTACCGGCTGTAGGTGGTGGAGATGGCGATACACCCGACGGTATTAGACTGAATACCTTGGCAATATTTCCTTCTCAAATGAGAGCTGTAACACAGCAAGATTACTTAGGGATAGTTCTAGGGATGCCTTCTAAATTTGGTCAGGTAGCAAAAGCTTACGTAACTAAAGATAATGCTATATTTGCTCAATATGTTGCTACAGAGCCAGGTGAAAATAATCCATTAGCAACTTCAATTTATTTATTAAGCTATGATGTTAATGGTACTTTAACAACTCCTGGACCTGCCTTATTGCAAAATATTCAAACTTACTTGGATGATTATAGAATGTTAACAGATACTATTTTACTTAAGCCTGCTTACATTATTAATATTCAAGTTAGCTTTAACATAATAACATTACCAAACTATACTCCTAGAGCTGTATTAGCTGCTTGTATTTTAGCCTTACAAACATATTTCAGTACTGCAAACTGGCAAGTTAACCAGCCAATTATATTATCGAATCTATATACAATACTAGATCAAGTGACAGGAGTACAAACCGTACAGTCTGTTAATATTACAAATATAGCAGGAGTTTCACAAGGCTACTCAGCTTATAGTTACGACATATCAGCAGCAACATTAAACGGAGTTATTTACCCTTCTTTAGATCCAAGTATCTTTGAAGTTAAATACCCTGATGTTGACATTCAAGGACGCGTAGTAACAATGTAACAATATGGCAGTATATCAAATATTTTCATCCGCAGATGCAACTTTATACTCACAGTATCCTGAAAAGAATACTGGTAGAGATTCTATATTAGAAGTTTCTGTTCAAAATAACTTACAGGATCAGTACAGAATGGGTGCTTTAACACCTCTAACACAAAATCCTTATTACACCTATGATATGAGTGCTGCTAATGGTCCACAGCCAATAGCTTATACTGCATACTATGATCAAGAAAGTGGTAGTATTTACTACGATATTGAAAGTAGCAGCACTTATTATGATGTAGAAGTTGCTAATTTAAGAAGATCAGTATTACAATTTTCTCCCTTAGATTTGGCTAAGCTTAAAAACTTTGCATCTCAATCAGTGAGTGGTGCCTGGGAAGCTAGTTTAGTAATGTATTTAGCATCAGCACAAAATTTAAACACAACCTATTCTTTAGATGTTTATGCTTTAACACAGCCTTGGGCTATGGGAACTGGTACGTATGCACAGACTCCCGAATCTCAAAACGGTGTTAGTTGGATATACACAGGACCTTATAATAACTCTCCTCAGTGGAATAGTGAAGGAGGTAGTTATAATACTACTTTTACAGGAAGTCAGTTTTTTGATTATATGTCGGATAAGGATATAAACATGAACATTACAGATATTGTAAACGGTTGGTTCACAGGATCGATTCCGAACTACGGTATTATTGTAAAACATCCTGATTACATTGAAAACAATACAGCTTCTTTTATTGATTTGAAGTTTTTTTCGGTTGATACCCATACCATTTACCCACCAACAATTCAATTTAAGTGGGATGATACTTACTATAATCCACCAATAAGTGCAAGCTTTGTAACAAACGATAGCATTACAGTAACACTAGCAAATAATCCAGGTGAGTTTGTGCAGAATGAAGTTTATAAAATGGCGACTTCGGTTAGACTAACATATCCACCAAGATCATTTTCTACCTCATCTGTATACTTAAACCAATTATTTTTTACAGAAAACACTTGTTGGGCTTTACAGGATGTAAAAACAAACGAATTTGTAATTAATTTTGATCCTATTTATACTGCATTAAGTGCAGATACTAACAGTAATTATTTTATGTTATATACAAGTGGGTTGGAAGTTAATAGATTTTATCGTATATTAATACAAACGACAATAAATTCTAGTACTTACGGTCCACCAGAGGTTGTAACTTACACAGGTCAGAATTTAATATTTAAAGTAGCAGAATAATGGCACAGCAGGTTAATTTAGTTAAAGAAGTCTTTGGACGTAATACCTATACGAGAGTAGTTGACACTTCTTTTAAGGAATTATACACACCAGTAACTGCATCTATTTCTGCAACACCTATAACTGTTGAGCAATTTTTTGATGCATACAATGCTTTATTTTTTCAGATTCCTGCAACAGGAGATGTAAATTCTCATACGTACTTAATACAAAGAAGTACAGCTTATGTAGGCGCTGGTGTTTTATCGCCAAATGAACAGGCATATATTGCAGAAATTAATTCTCTTAGAGAACAACTATTGCAAGTTAATCAACAATATTTAAACCTATCTAACTTAGTTTAATGGAAATAGTAAATGTTGCATATATTGGATCTAATGATGAATATCAATCGTATTCACCGTCTGACCTAGCACTCATAAACACTGTTACTGTAAACGCAGCTTATGGGACTAGTAATTTTGACTACATTGAATACTTTATTAAAGACCAAAGTGGTGTTGTATTAAGTAGCAACTACTATGGTACCCAGTATAATGTTGGAAGTGTTGTTAATCCTACTAACGGAACAACTTCTCAACTCTACTTAGATCCACAAGCTGATGCAGCTAATGCCGGTTATGATAGAGGTGTGGTTAATGTAAAGTATAATTTCTTTACAAAACAACTATTATCTGGACCTGATCCAGCTACAAATTTTTGGATTAAAAACATATCACCAACTAGAACAGAAATTCAAGTTGCTAGACAGGACTTATCAAATACTCAACTGTCAGATGCTTTTAATAATTTTAACAACACCCTAGCAGCAGACGCATACTATCCAGATTTTTACTTAAACTTTGGAGGTGATATTCAAATTATTGCAGTTAATGCAGTTTACCTTGAAGATATTAACGGAGACGGTACAATTATATTTAAGCTTTATGAACCTTTACCGTCCCAGTTTACTACAAAATCAACTTTTTGGGTTGTAACAGAAATAGCAGATCCAGCAGAATTTAACGTATCTATTGAAGTTACTCCTGAAGTAACTCAAGATTATACCAAGCTAAGAGGTCCTAATTTTAAAGTATCTGTTAAGGATAAGGTTGGTCATACGACTCCTTTTTACAACTATAGTACTCTATTAGCAACTTCTTTGACATCATCATATCAGCAGTTACAATCGATGATGCAAGAGCAAGGTATTAATATTAATGTTGATTATGGTAATTTTGCTAATTTTATACACTTTTCTTCTGCGACAGAGAGATTATATAACTACGTATACAAGCAACAGTTGATCGAATCTGCATCTTCAGGTATTGCAGCAGGACAAACAACTACAGCAGCTTTATTACTGCAGCAGCAAATCGATAATATTATTACGAATTATGATGGGTACGAATATTATTTAACTTTTACATCAGAATCAACTGCATGGCCAAAGTCAAACAATACACCACCATACGTTCCCTACTCTGTAACATCGTCACAAGTTGTAAATTGGCTAGGTGGTTTAAACGTTGTTCCTAATGGTCCTTTGACTATGAGTATGTATTACTCATCTTCTTATTATGACGATCAGAATAAGGATCTATTACTCTATGCGACACCTTCTTTTATAGTAGACGATCCAAGTAACCAACCATATGTGTTGTTTCTGAATATGATTGGACAGATGTTTGATAATATTTGGATTTATCTTAAGGATGTAACTAATCGTTATGCAGCTAATAATAATCCAAAGATAGGAATCTCAATGGACTTAGTAGCAGATGCTCTAAGAAGCTTTGGTATTCAACTGTACACTAATACAAGTACTTCGGATAATATTTATTATTCAATATTGGGGGTAAACCAAACAGGTTCTTCTTTGCCTGTAACATCAAGTTTATATTCAACAATTGTATACTCAAGTAGCAGCTTTTATCCTTTAGCAGGACAACCTTATTTAAGTGCATCCCTATCTTTACCTCCTTTTGGAGATGAATTAATAAGTCGTTTTGTAACTACCTTCATAACTGGATCTCCAAACGTAACACAGAGTGTTCAAACATTACCGGATTCGCAGATTACTGCTGAAATATATAAACGTATTTATCACAATTTACCATACTTACTTAAGACGAGAGGTACAACTAAGGGGCTACAAGCACTTGTTACTGCTTACGGAGTTCCTGACAATATCTTAACTGTACATGAGTATGGTGGCTATAATATTTACAACACTCCAGGTATTCAGGAAATTTCAAACGGCATGATTATTACTGGCAGTTTCCAGCAAATATCAGCTAGTTTATTATCTCCAAACGTTACTTTACAGTATTATAACAACAATCTACAAAGAACATCGATTGATGTAGAAGTAGCATTTACACCAGCTGATTCTATAAATGCTAGTATTACGGCGTCTGGACTAGTAACATCCTCAGCACAGCCTGGTTACTTTAACATTATGCAGCAAATTGGTGCTCCTAATTTACAGTATTCAAGCTCTTATATTCCACTAGACATTTTAGAAACTGAATTTTTTAATTCAGAATATTATAATAGAAATAATGTTTGGGACTTTATTAGAACTGTAAAATACTATAATAATTCACTATTCAAAATGCTGAGAGACTTTGTACCAGCTAGAGTAAGTGCTGATACAGGTATTGTAATTAAGTCTCACATGCTTGAAAGAAACAAGTATCCAAGAAAAGAACCTATAGCAACAACAAGTTCTTTTAATGGTGAGATAGAATTAGTAGCAATTTCAGGTTCTAGTGGTGGAAGTGTAACAGGATCAACTGCCTATGTAGCAGCGATTCCGGTGCAATATAACGGTACATCTTCGATGGCTTTAACTGGTTCACCAGGATTAGTTTTCATGAGTTCTTCTAATAATGTACAACAGTATAACGGAGAGTTTAGTGGTAGCTATATTCAAGCTTCCTATAATTATTTCTCACAAGACAGTATTTCAAGCTACGCTTATCCGTGGTCTTCTTCTGTAGCTCCTTCAGAGCATGGCGGACAAAACATATTATTTTTAACTTACTCTGTAAGTCCGTTATTTGAAAACGTAACGACACCTGTTAGATCCCAAAGATTTTTGGAATTAGATTATAATGGTAGTCAATTAGCACCTACAAACTACGGATTGGTAACACAATCATTGTCGCAAAGTTTAGTAATTGGAAACGTTTCACAAAGTGAACAAAAGTATTCACAATATGCCTATATACAGGATTATAACTATTATTCAAGAGGTTATGTAAACGGAAGATATAGTGGTTCACAGTTATCAGGATTATATTACAATACGTATAGTGTAGGTGATATTTCCTACGGTACACAACCTGTAATTAACTGGTATAGTGACAATTTAGGATTCTTTACTCAAATAGCAACTAGCTCATTTTTACCTGGACAAGTTAATGCAACTTTAGGATACCTAGCTGATGTATCAGGTGGTTTATTCGAATTAAACCAAAATAATAAGAACTGGGTTGATATTCAAAACATATTTAAAGCAGGAACGACGGCAACTATTAAGCAATTTGATAATCAAAAATACGGCAATCAAAGATCAACAGATGGTATAAAAGCTATTTTTAATAGCGGATACAACTATACTCCTGAACTGTACTATAATTCTGGATCAGACCAGAGTGTTTACTTTCAGTATGTGGGATATGCTTCTCCTGATTCTGGATTCAGTGCTATCAATAGCGGAAGTGGAGGTACGAATTACTATATTAGTGGCGGCCTTTTACCACCTGAATACCCTGTAGCAAATCTAGTAGGTGGTACTGGTTCTATTCTTAATATATTTGACGAATTAGTAGCAGGAACAGGATTTAGTATTGGTACTTTAGGTAGTACTCCACACTATACTCCAACAATTAATGAAGTGTTGTCTTTCAATGCTAATTTCGCAATTAATTGGAATTTTCAACAATCAGGTGAATATGGTAATTATGTTTTTAACATAATGGATAAAAGTCTTACATTAGCTACTCAAACTATTCCATTTGAATCGGTAGTATCACCAGGTACTAATGCTGTAATTCAATTAACTAATCCCCCAAATCCACACTACGATGTAGTTTTAGCTACTGGAGAAGATTATGATGTTCCAATAGGAGAGACTATAACCATATATCTATATGTAGGAGATCCTTATCCTCCCACTTTAACTGTAGGATCACCTGGACTTCGTTTATCTAATTACAACTACGCTACATCACCAGGCGGTCCTTTAAATAATGCGTTTAAAGCGATAAATAATGATCCTGCCTACACAGATGCAGCTTTTGATCCGTATTCGTGGGGTGATGGTAATTACGCTATTCAATACTACAATCCAAGTACACCCCCAGTTAATCAATTATCAGGTCAAGCGACGTTTAACCTAACAACAGCAGCAGCTAACTACGGACCATCAAGTCAAGTAAGTTTTCAATTGACACAAAGCGTAAGCACTCCTTATTATACGGCTAGTTTAAATCAAGGTAGTTTGTCTGCTACTATAACATCTGTTGGACAGGGTGCGTATCCATTTGCAACGACAAGCTTTGATCCAACGTCAACTGCTCCATTTATTAAAACAATAAAAAATTCAGGTACTGAAGGAAGTATAATAACTTTTGACGTTAGTATGTCAGCTTTTTATCAATATCAACAAGTACCTTATTTTACTTCGGCTTCAAATGGTAATGAAACAACCTTTTCAAGTAGTTTATATAATCGATATGGTAATGTAACCTATCCTTTTAATCCTCAGTTTGGAGATTTAGTAGTAATGAGTGATTTTAGTGGACTTACTCAAGTTTTAAATGTATTAACAGCTTCTTTATCTGGAAGCGGAGAATTAAACATAAATGTCACACCACAGGTATTTGGAAACTGGGAGCTTAATCCTAAATTAATATACAATTTTCTCATGCTAGCAAGATATGATGATGAGCAGAATGTAATATTAACTTTTAATAAGACACCAGGACAAACGTCGTATGGATTTTTAATACCTAATACAATAAGTCCAATTGTAACAAATAATATCAATACCTTACAAGCAGCTGTACAGTCACAATTACTTTCTAATCAAGCAGCAACAAGTCCTACTGGTTAGAGTGATTTTTAACAAATAACAATATTTATAAGAAGTAAAATAACAAAACATGGCATATTTAAGTAACACGACAGTTATCGTAGACGCTATTTTAACTAATACTGGTAGACAGTTGTTAGCACAAAATAACGGTTCTTTCCAAATCACACAGTTTTCACTATCTGATGATGAGGTGGATTATACTTTATACAATCCAAACCAACCATCTGGATCGGCTTTCTATGGTGAAGCTATTGAAAATATGCCTATTATTCAAGCTTTTCCTGAATCTAACGAAATTATGAAGTATAAGTTGATTACCTTACCAAGAGGCACAGCTGTTCTTCCTACTTTAAGTATTGGATATAGTTCAATTACACTTCCTCAAGGTGGATCTATTTCAATAACACCTCAAACATTAAATTATTTAGGTGCAACTTCAACGTTTGAATTGGATGGTTACACAGCTACGATTGGCGATGTGAGAGTAACTTCTGCATTTAACGGTGTTGGTATTAATACTACAAATGCAACTGCTTTGAATGCTACAGGAACAACTACAATCGGTACAAACGTATCTAAAACTGTTATTGGTACTACTATCAATATTACAGCTACAACTGTAAATACTTTATTTGGTAGCAGCACTACTTTATATACAACCTTAACAATCGTAGGTAACGACTCAGGTGCAAGAATTTTTGTACCGGTTCAAATTACTCAATCTTCTACCAATAAGTAACAAAATAAATTATGTCGTATACAACACTTGCTCCCACAGATTTTGTAGTCAGTTCTGATTCGGTTACTGCTCCGGCTTGGAGTAATAATCAACCTCTACTATCTACTTTTTTTACTGCTTCAGCAATTCCTAGCACAACAATAACACAGGGTGCGTTTTACTTAAACGTATATCAAACTGCCAGCAACTCAAATGGTGCAGCTGTTCAATTTGCTATTGCGTATGGTAACGAACAAGGTTCAGGATCTCAATGGTACAATAACTTGGTACCAGGGTATACTCCTTCTCTAACTACATATAGACAGTATTCAACTTTAGTATACGGACCTGAAATATCAGGTTCTCAAGGATTTAGTTTTGGTGGAGCTGCACAAAATGCACCCGATATTTTTGCTATTAACGTAGATAGAAATAGATATAAACAAAGTCTACTACCAGGAACTTTTAATTTAACTTTATCAGGATCTAATAATACTCAAATTACAATTTGCGATAACAGTAACGACATTTCTACTGTAACTTATTTAGATTGTGGTAGAGTATTTGACATCGTATCTGGTTCTTATGGTAACGCAGTAAAAACTACGCCAATAGGTGGGATCGCACCAGGTTATACAGTTTCAGGATCTTACGGATTGTTTCTACCTGATATTGGAACGATCATTTTAAATCCAGGAGCTTTAGCATTGAGTGCTGTGAGTGGTGGTATTGGCTTATCTTTAGATATTAATAACTACGGATCAGGAAGCTATACTTTAAATCCATCGGCTTCTTATACGTCAACAAACAATACACTTTTATATCAAGCAATTTCTAGTAGCGCAACTTTACCTCTTACTGGATCTGGATTTCAATTAAATTCACAAGAAACTATTTCTTCTGATTATGTATTTGTACGAATTGGTAACCAAGATTACAATTATTCAACTAATCCAACCTTTATAACAGGCTCAGGAACAGGTGCAGTATTGTATCCTACTATGATTTATAGTCCACAAACCTACATTACAACAGTAGGATTATATAATAACAATAATCAACTTTTAGCAGTAGCTAAAATGTCGACACCATTAGTTAAAGATTTTACAAAAGAAGCGTTAATCAGGGTTAAATTAGATTGGTAATAATATAGAAAATGAGTAGAGCATCAAATAGTCTTACTGTATCAGATGTTATCGTTACTCCAATCAAATTAAAGTATACTGCCTCATACGATCAATGTACGATCAACGAATATGGTATAACGGTTTTGACTGGGATTAATGGTCCTGTGACTATAACTGGATCTGTGCCTCAAGAAACCTTGAACTATAGATCAGTTAAGCAGCTCTATTATGCCAATACCTTAACTGGATCATACCTAACAACTACTTCTAGCTTTGATGTTTCATTACAATCAACAGCAGCATCAGGAACATTTGATTCAGATAATAGGTATTTTCCAACTGAATCAGGTGCTCAAGTAAGAATTTTATCAATTCCGAGGGGAGTTTTTGGTCAACAGATATCGAGACATAGCTTTTTAATGAGTTCATCTCTTTATTCTATTGCTGATGATGGAAATGGGAACTTATATGATTCAAGATTTAATCAACCTTACGTAGAAGCTGGTTATTTTACACCAGATCCACAACCTCCAACAGTAGACAGCTACACTTATCCAGGAGTAGACATTATTCATGTAGGTAATATACTATATGCACAAGGAATGGTGATTATTACTAATCAGAATTACCTTGATATCTTTCCTTATCCTCCTACAGCAGTAAACGACTATGCAACTTTTTTAACCACAGATAGTCCTAAAACCGTTAATATACTAGCTAATGACGATCCTGGAACAGGAACCCTTATTCCAACATCTGTTTTCTTATTTAGTGGAAGCGTTGGTTTGTTCACAAATAATTTAGATGGAACAGTTACATTAAATACAACAACACCTGGATTTTATCAAACGTATTATACAGTACAATCTGCTATTCCCGGTGGATGTCCTTTAACAAGTAACAGTGCTTCCATAAACGTAACAGTGGATCCAGTTTGTAATTTTGAAGTAGTTTTGCTTAATCCTTACACAACAACAAGTACTACGACGAGCACTACAACCTTAGTCCCAACTACCACGTCGACTACAACA